GGAATGTTCATATTTGATCCCTTAGATCAAAGTTATAAAGGGACGCACGATAAACGTTTTTCCTCCAAGAAAAATAATTGTGTGTCCCTTTTTTTATATCCTGAAATCAAATTGATAGAAACTCTTACGATCCCTAGTCCCCTCACCACAATCAGGGCACAGCTCTACGCTTTCCTCATATCCTGATATAACCTCAAAAGTATCTGTATCGCAGTCAGGGTTATTGCATAAAAATTCATATAATGGCATTAGTTTGGTTTCCTTGCAACTTCTCCCATAAGGACTTCAACGTTACCATCTACTGTCCAATTAGCTGACGTAACTGTACTAGATACTGTCAACGCCTTAGTAACCAAGCTATTATCTCCACCGACCCTATTAAAAGTTATCTCTATTTCACCCACGTCCAGCTTCTTTAAATCGCATGATCCACCACTAGAAACTATGTTAATAAGGTTTAGTTCGTTTACGTATGTCGAAGAAGAAGTCATAGAGTCTAGTGGCGAAATGTGTATTCGATCATACAACCCACCTTCTGTCTGTAATAGGTCTGACATATAGTAACCACCCGAAACTCGCAAGTTTGGTATCGTAGAAGACGCTGTTTGGTACACAGAAAGCCCATCGGCCTGATTATCTCTTATCGTAATCTTGTTTGCGTTAATGTTTTCTAAATTCAAAGTCTTGCAACTATTCCTGCTAAATATAAGCTTACCTATCTCTATCCTAGTATTATTACCATCAATTAATATAGCCTCAGTTTTACCTGTGGGTAACGCTGACGGTTGCCCATTAGATGCGTAGGACGTACCTACGTTTACATCTGATATAGTAATTGTTTCAACCGGAGTATCGTTCAATAAAACTCTTAACGTATTAGTTGTAACTTCATTTTTAAACTGTTCTTCTAGTTCAGAGTTAGGTATTTCAGATGGAGCTAGGTATACTCCTGCGTCACGATTGCTAAAAGATCTCTCAGCTAATATAGTTTCATTTACAACTACACCAGTACCTACAGTAGAACCAACTGCTAAGAAACTCATAGCCATCTGTGGACTAAAGCCCAGCTTCAGAAGAAAGCTGTACGGGCTTGATACAACCTGAAAAAATCTGTGCCACTTCTTACTTTCTTGATCAAGATAATCAATCTTTGCAAATATATAATCACGTATTATGACACCTTTTTTATAGGCCTGGATAGATAACAGTAGCGGAGATTTAACAACGAGAACAATCATTCTTTTAAATGCACGTAATATCTCATACACAAAGTTAGCTGCGCCTTTAATTACTGCAAAGGGGATTCCTAGCATTTTCTTAATTATTCTTATTATTTTTTTCATTTTGAGTATACTTCTCCAATTACAATTATACCCGCTAAACACAAACCAAGTAAAACGCCTGACGCTACAAGGCCTCTTTTAGCTTTGTTTTTATTCACTTTCCAGGACCTTCATGCCTAGAGCTATGATTCCCCCTACACAGCCAGTAGCTATCTCGTTGTATTCATTAACAATACCTATGCAAGATAGTATACCTAAGACAATGATTGCCAAAAATATTTGTGGTCTTAGTTTTCCCATAAATTTCATTTCTTTTTCTTATGCCTCTTTGCAAAGTTTCTAGCAGCTTCTTTGCTGCCAAATCCCCATGCTTTTAACGCTAATTTTAATCTTGTTGGTCTGCCTTTCTTGTCTTTTAAAGGCCCTGCCATGCCACCAAATCGTGCAGCAAAGCTAACTCGTCTAGGGGATGTACCTGATTTTAGTGGTCTTTTAAGGTTAGATCCCTCTGTACGTTTAAAGTATGCACGTCCTGCTGCATTTAACCCTCCTTTAGGGTTTTGATATTTCTTTTTAGGCATTTCTTACCGCCTTTCTTACTTTTCTAGAATACTTAGCACGACTGCCCACACCACCAGCTTTACGTTTTTTACGATTGCTTGCAGCTTTTTCTGATGCAGTCATTCTGTCACGTACAGATTTAGGTAAATACCTTCCACGTTTACTTTTAGGTTTCTTTTCATCACCCTTAGTAACGTAACCCCATTTCTGTTTTCCCCATTTAGTTAATGATCTTTGTGACTTAGCTTTAGCCATTATCTATAGCCTCCACCAGCTTTCTTGTATGCACGAGCAAGCATCTGTGCTTTTCGTGCAGACCATTTGCCGGCAGCTCCACCTTTACTTCCTGCTTTAATACGCTGAAATATACGTTTTCTCATAGCAGGTTTAGTGTAGTTACCAGCTTCATTAACTCGTGACTTAGTTTTCTTTTTAGTTGTTTTTTTTCTACTTGCCATTACCTTTTAATATTCCTAACCCATTTTTACCTGCAAGTGTCAACCACTCTTGTGGTGTTACTTTGCCGTCTTCAAGTATGTCTGCAAATAGTTTACCTATTCTTTCTAGTTCTTTTTTCTCATCTACGTTTTTAAGTGTAGCCAAAAAGAACTTAACAATATTTTTGTATGGTTGTGGCATTAAAGGTAGTAGTGATGTAAATAGTTTCATAGTTCCTCCTGATTTACTCTACTTTCTTTTCTTCTTTTTGCCCGAAGACTTTTTTATCTTTATCTTCGGTTTTTTGTACTTGTACGCTTTTCCCATTGGCATGGTTAGCTCCTTTTATTAGTTTATTTGTTTTTATTATTTGCAGTTCAAGTTCCCTAATTCTTTGGTCACGAACTGCTAACAAAGTGTTTAGGTCTGCTATTGCATCTATATATTCTTGTTCACTTGGCATTTTATTTTTTAACTCCATTTAACTTTTTAAAATCTTTAGGGTCTAATATATGTTTATAATCTTTATTAATTGTTGCTAAAGGACCAAGCACATTTAATACTTCTGCTTGATTACTACCTTGTGTAAGTGTTACTGCTCGTTTCTGTAATCTAATTTCCATAGCTTCTTTGCCTGTTTCAAAATTATATACATCAGTATTATCAAAACTACCATCATCAAACTCTTTTTTTAATTTTGACCACAGTTTAATTTCTCTGTATCTGTCCTTTGCTATTCGCAGTAAACCACTCAAACCAAATTCAAGTTCATCAATTTTTATTTCTAACCTTCGTTTTTGGTATGTATTAGTTTCTTTTTCATATTGTTCTTTTGCTTCTTCTATATCAATAATTAAGTTTCTGTAAGCAAAGGAATCTTGGGTTAACTGTTCGTACATACCTGCTTGTTCCCTTACGCATTGCCAATATTTAGTGGCATTTGTAGGTTGTTTACCATCTTGCAAAACAGAGTATCTCATTTCAGCTTCTGTTCTATAAATTTGGTTTTTTTCTACTGTTTCAGTTAACTCTTGTTTTAATTCTGCAAGTTCTTTATTTTGTTCATCTGATAAAACTGGAAATTCATTCATTTACTATGCTCCAATATGTGTCTATATCTGTTAATGCTATCATGCTTGATTTTTCTGTACCATATTCAGTCGGTCTATTGTCGTCAGCATGGTCATTTTCTACATAGGTTTTCCATAATGCTTTAGCTTGTGCTTCTGTCTTTTCTGTATAGCCAGTATTATTTGCTAACCACCTGTTTAAACTGCCACCCTCTTGTAATTTTACTAAGGTAGGTGTAAGTATCTTAGGTTTCATGCCATTGTATTGTCCTGTAGTAAATGTAAAAGTATTTGTAATTGTATAATATTTTGCCATTATCTATCGTAAAGAGTAATTCTTGTTGATGCGTTACTATATCCACTACCACCTTCAATCCCACCAAATTGTGCAGTATCTACGCTTGATACTTGGGTACTTGCATTATTTGAATTATTAGCATAAGAGTTACTACCACCAGTTGACCAAGCACTTCCGTCATATAATTGCATAGTTCCAGAACCAGAATAGACTTTAAGCATGTGATAATGGTCATTTATAGTTCCACCACCTACGCCACCATTACCTGATGCTGGAGCATTGTCGCTACTTAATGACCAAGTTGTTCCTTCATAAGTATAATTTTTATTTATACTTCCTCTGCTACAGCTTGTTGGATGAGTTGAGTAATAGCCACAAGTAATCCTATAGTTATCATGAGAAGAACCTCCACCAAATTGATAAGCAGGACCATAAACAGCACCTGTAAAATTTGTTTCCTCAGTCCAACTAGACCCATCCCATGACATGTGGTAATCAGCATTCATATCACAATCACCTGATGAAGTTCCACCTACAAAAGAAACATCACTTGCTGAAGTTCCAGCACTTGAACCACCTTGAAAATAAACTTTGGTAGGATTTGTAATAGATGACCAAGAACCACTACCAAATTCATAAGCATCTTGACCTGATACATAAGAACCACTACTTGTCCCCCCACCTACAACAGCACTTGTTGCTCCACCACCACCTGCCATAATCCCTGATATACCAACATTTTGTCCAGAACCTATTGTGTCGTTTACACCATCGTATTCTTCTTCCGTGTTTAATCTGCCTGATAAACCACTTGTATTAATTCCACCAATTACTGCCATAGCATCTCTAGTTGAACCTTGTGCTGAAAAGAAAGTGCTTCTAGCAGTTCCTAGTGAAGCACTACTAGCAGACCAAGTACCAGCAGATAAACCTGTAAACTCTAAGCCATTTATTTTTTCAATATTAGCGTCTGTTTTACCATTTAATGTTTCAATGCTGGTTATTTGTTTTGCATTTACTTTTTCTATTTCGTTAGCCATATTATGCGTGTTCTATTACATCATTGCTTGGATTAAAAAATAATTTGTTTGCTGTTACTGCAAAACCTAATACTTGAACAAAATCGCCATCAGTATCTGGGGCTGTTTGTTCAGGTACATTTTGAGAAGCTGTTTCTGCTTCTGGTGTAAATATTGTGCCTCCAACTGTATATGCTGGGAAAGTACCATTATCTTCTATAAAACCATAGAGTAAAAATTTACCATTAGCGTCTGCTGAAAGGTCTTCTGCTGCTAATGCAACACACCTTGAAGTTGCTTCTGCTGTTGCTACAGCTTTATGCATCTTAGAATCTGATGCTTTAAAATATACACACTCTCCTCGTTCTAATGCTTCACCTGCTTGAAATGTAGCAGTTATACCAGATACTTTTTCATCACCCGGTGTGCTATCAAGATGGGCATCTAAAGCTAAATCTATTGACGATGAAAATGTAGCAGCTTGTGAGAATGTTGTTCCACCACCATCTGCTATTGTTATTGCATTATCTCCATCACTATAGTCAATAGTTCTTACTTCAATACTACCAGTCGCTATATTTAAATCAGTGCCATCAAAGGTAAGGTTAGATTCAGATGTAACAGTTCCATCCCCATCGTCTGTAAGAAGTTGGTTAGCTGAACCATCAACACCTGCTCCATGCAAGTCAGCTACACTAGGCCCTATATCTGCGGCAACTTCTGCTGCGGTTCTGCTTTCTAAACCATTGGCTGTAAATCTAGCATACTCATCATCAGCCACATCAGCAGCATCAATTTTAACTGCGTTAGTATTTGCTATTCCAAATGTTAAACTTGCCTGTGCACCTATATCAGATAATACTTCTGCTGTACTTCTACTTATTACGCTAGTGCCACTAATTTTAAGAAATTCATTATTAGCAACACCTGCACCAAATTGTGCAGTATCGTGTTCTGATATACCTTTAGCTATTTGCAGTTTATTGCTTGATATTTCTAAACCAGAGTTAGTTGCTAAATCTACTGCAACTGATACATCTCCTGAACTTCCACCACCACTAATACCATCACCTGCTGTAACTGCTGTAATATCTCCTTCAATACCTGATTGTATGTGAGCTGTAAGTGTATCAAGCCCTACTCTTTTAAGGACTCCACCATCTGAATATAATAATTCGTCTGCATCTGCTAAACCTGAAGTAATTTCTGTTTGACCTGAAATAATATTATCGTTCAACATTCCTGATTCAACAGCATCTGCTTGTATTGTAGAAGAACCTGTAACATTTCCTGCACCTGTAAATGATGAAGATGTCCATACGACATCACCTGTCATACCAATAGTTCTACCTGTAGCCAAAGCTGTCGCTGTATCTGCGTTACCAGTTACATCTCCTGTAACATCCCCTGTTAATGGGCCTGCAAAAGCATCAGAAGTTACTGTGCCATCAAAGAAAGCATCTTTGAATTCAAGCGAGGTTGTTCCTAAATCAACATCGTTGTCTGTTACTGGTGCTAGAGCTCCGTCTATTAACTTAATTTGGTCAGCACCTGCTGCTCTAAAAATAATATTGTTGTCAGTTGCAAAGTCAATGTCATTGTCTGCATCTCTACCTACAACCAAAGCTGTGTTTAGTACAGAGGTTACTCCTGTAAGTGCTGCAACATATTCTGGGGCTGTAGCTCCAGAGTTTACGGCTAGAACTTTACCTGCTGTGCCTATACCTAGTCTTGATAGCTGTGTTGTTGAGCTTGCATATACAAGATCACCTGCTGCCTGGGAGTCCAGTACGTGTCCTCCAACAGCTTCGTATTCACTCTGAGTCATCTGAGTGCCTACTGTTTTATGTTTAAATTCGTTTGCCATTATGTGGTTTTCACCTCCGTAAGCTCTAAGATCAATCTCCTAGTTTGGTCAAGTTGTACATTTCTTGTTGATTGTACACGGGATTTGATTAACTCATCCCTATATCGCATACTAACGTAATGACTTGAGCCATCAAGGTCAGTATAAAGTATAAATGGTTCTTTTCTCAAGGTTTCTAAATTATTAAGGTCAGCTGTTCGTAGTGTTTTGTTCCTAACTCTTCGCATAGCTAAGCTACGTTTGTCGCTTAATTTTGCCTGCACACTCCACCTTCTATACTCAATAGGATTCCAGGCCGAATGAAATACAAAACCAGTAATTACAGGAGATGATGATGAATCATTAGTAGACATTACAATCTTAAACCTAATACGTTTAAAGTTAAGTTGTATACTTGATGTCAAGGTTGTGCTACTTGATGTGCATTCACCACTGCTACCAAATAATGTCCAACCTGTAGTGTCATCATCTGTAGCATCATCAACCTTGTAATAAACTGTAGCTTTTTTATTAGAGTCTAAGTTTCTACCTGTAACTGTAATTTTAATAGCTGATTTATCTACATCAGGGAAATTAAAGTTTACATATGAAGTATAGAAATTACCTGTTAGCCTGTGCTCTGACAAAGAGTTAAGTGCAGGGTTTTCGTTTCTAATAGGCATTCTAAGCCTGTAAGCTTTTACAACAGTGTCGTTTGAAATAGCAGCTAAATCATCTTCTACTTTATTTCCCATAATAAACATGCTAGTTCTTACGGCCTCAGTTCCTTTAAATTTACCCATAGCTGTTATCTCAGACACACTAAAACTTGAAATAGTGTGAGCCACTTGCTCAGGACTATCAGATGGCGACTCACGTTGTGTTCGTACACCAATAAGTTTTACAGCTTGTGATTTACCTGAACCTGCAAATTGAAAAGGAAATGTATACGGAAATCCTGTATCACCCTCTAAGTCATCAGCTAATGCAACAAACAGATTGTTTCTGTCTTGTGCTACGGCTGATACTCTACCACCAAATCCTCTAATACCTGCTGCTTTAAATAAGTAAGATAAATCTGTCCAGCTTTTAGCACCATCAAAAAAACCATCTCCTATTTGCCAAAATGATTGATCACCACCTGATGCAAACAGTTGTCCTGCTCTACCAGTTGATGCTTTAAAATTATTGCTGTCCGGAAAAAAGTTAGCCTCAGGTTGCAAATCTCTAAATTTTTGAGTAGCTCTGTCGTAAGAAAACAATCCGTCTTCTCTACCTACATACAATATGTCATTGGCTGACACTAACGATGTAATAGACCTGTCGCTATCACCAACAGATATTTCTGTACCCCAGTTAGCTGTATCGCTTGGGTCAGTTGATATAGATACGTTGTTAGCTCTATTCTTAAACAAAGCGTAATTACCACTAGCATTTCTTGCTCTTTCAAAAAACTCAGCAAATCTTCCGTTACCAGTGTTAGTTGATGGTGCAGCCCAAGTAGAGCCGTCTGTGCTTCTTAAATATACTTGATTAGTTCCAAAACCTGCATATAATGCACCATTAAAACTAATCATGTCAGTAACATTGTAAGTTGAATCTGCGTAAACAGCGTTAAAAACTTCATTACTGTCGTCCCATTTATATATAACTCTACCGCAAGCTGCATAAACATTTCCGTTAAATTCTTGTGGAGTTGTCCAATCAACACCACCAGTAGGGGTAACGCTTATATCATCTATGTAAAATACGTCTTCGTCTGTGCTAGCTGTTAAAGTAAATGTAAGGCTAGTTGCCCCTGAATCTATAGTTCTCGTAGCATAAACAACTTCCCAGTCACTGCCTGCTGCTGATGTAGATGCAGTTCCAGTTGTTGTTCCAGCACTATCAGTAATCTTAGCCGTAATAGTACCTGAACCACTTTCACGCCTAACAAAAGCAACAAATGTTACTTCTCTGCTTCTAAGGACACTTACAGTTCCGCCATAAGCTTGGCTAACTGTGCCACTATTTGCTGTAACTGTAGCTTTTAAACTGTAACTACCACTACGCACTGTAGTTGTTTCTACAGCTGTTGTTACATTGCTAGCAGTCCATTCAGATACACCACCGTTTTCAAAAGTACCATTTCTTAAAAGAACATTAACTTCATCTTCTTGGTAACCTAACACTAATTCGCCTTTAAACATGCCTAATACTCCCTCAGAGTACGCATAACGGCTTAAAGCAGCGTTAGCACTACTTGCGTCATCAAAACGTTCTAATAGCGCTTGTCCAAAGCCTCTGTGAAAAGAGTCCTGGTCTAACACAAGACCTAAGTCAGGTGATTGTTGTTGATAGTTTGCAGCATCTGTAGCTTGATTAGGTGGTGCAGGGGAGATGTGTTCTACTGCATATCCACCGCTTTCAGTCCCTCGGTCCAAAGTTAATTGTACTTCATTTGATGAGCCGTCTGTTTTTGTTAGCTTTACATCGTAGTTAGGCATTACACAACTCCATAGCTACTGATGTTGCCAGCAGGTAACAAATTCTTTTTCAAAGAAGGTGCTACCATTTCACCCCTGCCGTTCTGTGTCTTGTTTCTATAATGTGTGATTTGTCTTAATATTGCGTTTTGATCTTCTGCTGATGTTTGATCTAACTCACCTTCAAAGAATGTAAGCGCTGCATAATCTAGCAAAAGGTTAACACGATGTGGCTCAAGGGTGATTGTATCTGCACCAGCTGTTAATGTTTCCAATGCTCCACAACCAACAATATGTAAGTTGTAATGAGATGGTGGTGCAGTTAAAAACGCAAGATAATCTCCTTCTTCTGTCCAATCAAATACAACTGACTCATAACCTTTAGGTATTTCGCTAGGGCCAGAAGTTAGGATAGCTTCGTCTGCATAAACAGTGTAAATCGACCCGTTGCTTGCGAAACTTAGGCCCACTTTTATTGTGCTTCCAACGTTTGAAGATGTAGTAGATACTGTCAATCGCTGCCAACCACCTCCAGAATGGGCTGTACCTGTTACTACACTGTCTGAATCTATTTGCACCATTGGCGATACAAGGTCTGCGTATTTCGAATATACCCATATTGAAAAGTTTAACTCCTCTGATTCATAGTTTGTAGGATCAGTTACTGATAAAGTAAATGTTCCAGTGCTACTTGCAGCACAAGTTAGCTTAGCAGACCTTTGACCTCTGTAAACCATAAAGTTATTAGGAGATGTAGTGTCTGCCTCTACTGCTGCTGTTATATTAGCTGAATCTGTCCAGTTTGTTAATGCACTAGAACTGGCTTCCATGTCGCAATTTTGATCATTAATAATATTTTCTGCAAATGTTTTACTTTCTATTTTAGGTACAATGTATACCTGGCGTATGTAACCAGGCTCTATGGAGCTAGGTCTTGCGTATCTAGCTTGACCAGGAGCAACTGTGTGCGTCCTGTCATCAATTCTTTTATACAAAGCTGGAAACGCTTGATTAGCTGCATCATTTATGGCATCTCTTAATTGATCAGGATCATACCTGTATATTTCAAAAGTAGCCTGTGTGCTGCTATCTGATGTTAAAGCAGTACCAGTAACAGTAATTGTGCCGCTACTAGCAGTATAATCTGAAATAAGCCTTACATCGTTTAGGTTATTACCACTTGTAATTTTAATAAAAGAGTCATTTAATACATCATCGTCTGTAAAACCTAAGTCTGTAAGCTCTGTAGATACTACCGATGTGTTTGCTGCAATAGCAGTTGTAGTGGTAAATGAACCTATGTACGCACCAACCCTTCTTCCGAATTTAGGTAATATTGCTGATAGTGTAGTTGTAGTAGCCATTAAACTGGAACCTCCGTAGCTTTTCCTGTTTGAGCATCAACTCTAATTCTAAGAGGTCTTACAAATCCACTTTTTTCTGTTTTCATAAAAAGTATGTCAGTTGCAATAATTTCGCCTGTAGCAGGGTCAGTAATTTGAAAAGTATTAAGCACAGGCATTCTGCCAGCCATTTTCTGCATGGCCATTTGCTTCCTGTGTTCTTCTACCGTAGAACCAGATGTAGTTTCTCTTTGTTTTCTTACAGCTTCATAAGCTTTCTCACCAGCTTTAGTATCGTCAGAATGTTTAGTAGCTAGATCACCTGCAATCTGGGCATGTGATTCTTTATCACCATACCCAATCTTGCCTTCAGGTATAACCATTTTTAGCCTTCTGCCATTCTTTTCAACAACATGTTCTGATACAGAAATCTCTGGTTCTTCTTTAAATATGTTATTTTTGTTGGCTTTAGTATATTTACCCATAGCCTATTACGTTCCTGATTTAATTGTCACGCAATGGTTTCCTGAGTTTTTTACACCATAAGCTACGTTTATAACTGCATCTGTGCTTGTTGCTTCAACCATTTTAATCATGTCTAAAGTATCTCTACCTTCTATTTCCATAATTTCTGTAGCAGCAACCAACACACCTACAGCAGTAGCTGGGTCAGTTCCATCTATTCTAAATCTTATACTAGCCGTTTCAACCTTTATGGTTGCAAAGTTAACGTCAGAAGGGACTGTTAAAGACCTAACTGTAGCGTCAACTGTTAATTTTTGATGTCCAAATGCCATCTTATCTCCTTTATGATAAGGCGAGGGTATTCTAACTAAATAGTCCTATTGTTATGTTAAGACCTCGCCTTATCAATTATTCAGTTTTTATGCATCAGATGCGGCTACGCCGATCCAACCATTATCAACTCCTGTCCATGTAAGGATAGCAGTTTCATTTTGTGTTGGAGTACAGATAGTACCAGTAGTTGATGAACCATTCCACCCTCTAATAGTAATTACTTCTGCTGCATCAGCTGTATTGCTGATAATAAAGCTTCCGCCTTGTAGGTCTGCATATCTTGCAGTGCCACCAGTTCCAGTTCCTTCAGAGTTAATATCTGTAGTAGCTGATCTTAGATCTGGAAGGTCACAGTTTCTACCAGAACCTCCTGGGTCTAAGAATTGGTATTTTGCGCTAGTGGCAGTTAAAGTTTTTGCGCCTGACAAAGTTTCAGCATTTGATGAATCGTACTTAGTACCTTGACTCATAATAATTCTCCTTTATTTTTTTCAGGTTTTGGTTTCTCCGTTTCCATCTTGGGGAGCTGCTCTTTCTTTTGCGATCTCTGAGATGCTTCTACCTTTGCAGGGAGCTTCATCAGTCCGCCCTTCTCAAGATACCCAACGATGCTTTCTGGAAACATCCTGGCTTTGGTTTTATCTAACCTAACTGTTTTCCCATCAAGAGATTTAGCAGGTAAATATATGTAAGCCATAGTAGGATCATCAGTCCATTCAGGTTCAGGAAGTTCCTCAAGGTTGTTGTCTTTAAGATATTTCTCAAGGACTATACCCCAGTTATTCTCAAACTTTAATGATTGTACGATGGTTTCCCATCTGCCTAATAAAGTAGTCATTTCTTTCTACCTCTCCTACCACGTCTTCGTTTCCCAGCTTTAACCTGGCTCTGGGGAGCAACCCCCTCGGCCATGCTGGAAGACGGAGAACCAATAATTTCTTTTTCAGTTTTGACGAATGATGGTATCCATTCGCCAGTGAAGACTATATTTTTACCCTGCAACTTAGATTGCCTTCTTACTTTCTTCAAGTAGTGGTCAACCATTTCAAGTTTTACCCTAAAAGGATCTCCGCTAATTGAGTCATAGATAGTTGTATACAAGTGTTCATCATTGTTATCAATAATTTTACTGTAATAATCTTGTTGCTGAGTTGCCATCTAATCTCCTATATTGCGTCTGCTGCTCCAAGCATTTCCACACCCCAAGGGTCAGCAATTTCTGCTTCTCCCCATTCACCAACCATTACCATTTCAGTACCTCTTAGTGAAGCATCTCTTTCTTCTTCAGCTTCCATTTCGTGAGCCATAGCTAATGCGATTGCTTGTGGTACAAATACTGCACCTTTAACATCACCAGAGCCATCTCTACCTAATACACCTGATTGGTATATTGGAATGCCAAAGATTTTTTCGTTACCTCTGAAGTAGTTTTGTACCACTTCTGCTGTAATACCTTCTGGAATTGGTTGAGCTGCCATACCAGTAGAACCACCACCTTGGATGCCAGTTGCTTCTTGTACGAATGCTCTTATTTGTTCTGGGTGGAATACACCGTTAGGTGTTCCTGGCGCCATACCATATGACGAGTTGTTATCTGTTTTTAAGTAAGATACAGCTCCTGCAACGTGGTAGTAAGTAAGGTAACTACCAGCTGAACCAATTGAGTTTGAGAACCCATCGAATAAGCTGATAAGGTCGTCTTCAAGTAATCTACCTAAAGCTCCACCTTGTACTTCACCAACGTGAGAAAGTATATCTTCGTTGTTTTGCCTAGACAGTCTGTCAGAAACAAAAGTCATGATACCGTGTTCAGAAGCAGTAATGCTTGTCACAGTAACAGACAATTGTTGAGGAGCAGTAATGTCCACACCCTCAGTTAATGCTGCTGCATCGTTTCTACCCCAGATAGGGATGTTAACTTGCTTTGCACCTTGAGGGATATCATATCTAGAAACCAACTGGTTTGTAGGACCAGCTGGCTCAATGTTTGAAATAGCCGAAGCTATAACAATGTTTGACATGTCAGATAGACTAGAACTAGACGATAATGTCAATCCTGTTGCCATTGTATTTTATCCTTTTTAAAGTTGTTTTTTTAAGTTTCTGTATTGTGTAGAATCTATCTGCCCGTTAGCAAAAGCTTTAGAAAGGTCACCTAAACTATTGTAGGCACGCTTCGGTTGAGTCGGCGCACCCTGTGTAGTAGGTGGAACCTTCTGTGTAGCAGGCTCAGACACTACAGTTTTAGTTGTTCCAGCAATCTTTTTAAGGTTTTGGTTAGCTAGTTTTACAGACTGAGAAAAACTCATATCCTGACTCCAGCCTTGCCATACACGACTGTCATTTCTGACATCTACGTTTGTTAAACCTAATGTTGACGCTGTATCTCTTACAACAGAATCTAAGTCTTCAAGATTTTCAGGAGTTAAGCTTGAGCCTTGGCTCTGAGGGTTATCCATTTTTTCGATTAACCGATCAAGTTTTTCTTCTTTTGCTTTCTTTTCTCTCTCTGCAATCTTTTGGTTCAATACATCTTTTTGATCTTCATCCAATATAGATGAGAAATCATTCATAAATTCTTGTATTTGAGCCTTAGCTCCTTCCTGAATTTCCTGAACCTTTTGATTTGTGTACTGCTGAGCTCGTCCTTGTGCATTATCAAATGCAGTCTTACGTTCTTCCAGCACTCTATCTAAATCCTGCTGTGTTAAGTAATTAGGTTGTTCAGCCTGATCTGCCGTAGCTTCTACGTTCTTTGCCGCTTCTGCAACTGGATCAACCTTTTCCTCTACTGCTGTTTCTTCAACAGCTTCTTCAGAAACCGTAGTTTCTTCAGTTTGTTCAATATTATCTTTTTCTGTGGTCATAGCCGTAGCCTCCCAATGATTATCTAATTTTGATTATAATACCCAATTTATTGTCCTGCAACCCTCCATTTAGGAACATACTCTTCAAAAGGGAATCTAGACTTCAATTCATCTTCTCTTCCAAAGTTAGCAGGATTAGCTAAAGATTCAGCAAAACCCCACCTGTAAAGAAAAGCATCTAGCTCTGGATTAAATCTTCTAAGCTCTAATCTAAGCCTTTCCCATTCTTTCAAAGCCTGTTTAAAACCTTGGTTGTTTTCTTCAATTAATTGTCTTTTTCTATCGTCATATTTAGATAAATACCATTCACGGTATATATCATCAAACTGACCTTGGTATCTTGTTTGGAATATTTCTTTCCTAGTATCTTCCCAATACTGAGGAAAGTATTCATCTCTTCTTCTGTAAAATTCTTGGTTAAATCCTGTTGAATCCCATCTTCCTCCATATAGCTTGTCTTTGGCGTATGATTCATATTCAGGGCTACCCCATCTTTGCCTCCACCCTTCTAGCTCTGTTTCTCTGCCTTCAAAGTCAAACATGTAACCTAAGTCCCATTTATCATCAAACATTATTTCAGCGTATTCGTCAGCAGCAAAATCTTCTACTCTTTCAAAGTCCCCTAAACTACCTTTTATTGCCATTAGGTATGCTTCAACATCTGGATACTTTTCTGATATATTTTGAACATCATATCTATATTGAGTTCTAGCTTTTTGTTCTCGTAATATATATTGCTCTAAACTAATTTCGTAACCTCTAAGAGAAGATTCAGCAGCTTGCACAGTATGGTTGTATAAAGCTCTTGCATCATCAACTTCATTAGCTTTAAGTTCAAAGTTTCTATCTAAACTAGAACCTCCAACAATTCTTCTCTTTTCAAATATTTCTGATTCAAGCTCTCTTAATCTTTGAACATTAGGGTCAGCTTCTACATCATTAGATTCAGTTATTAACCTTTTCTGAACATCATTTAAACTTCTCCAATTAGTTTTGTAATATTGCTGAGCTAACATATCTCTAACTTCTTTTCTTTTTTCATAGTCACTAATTGGGTTGGTTCTTAGTCCTATAAACTCAGTACCACCACCTAGCACTCCGTTCTCAAACAAAGAGTCTAACCAGAATGGAGTAGCACTTGATCCTAATTCCTGGAACCAGTCACCTCTAAATGGTTTTAATTCTTCTCCTAAAAAGTTAGCACCCATTCCTAAGTCCCACATACTAGAACCAGCTGGTGAAGTTCTTGATCGCAACCAGTATAATATCTGGTTATTTTGTAAATAGTCTTTGATACCTGTTTCGTCAAATCCAGCTCTGCCTCTGCCAGACCCTGTAAGCAATAAAGGAGAGTCAAGTATATCGCCTCTAAATGCAGGGTCATTAGCTATTTTACCAACCAATCTTGCCATAGATGTCCAAGCTGAACCAAACCCAACATTTACGTTTCCAATTTGTGTTGTTAAAAACTTACCACTTGTTGGGTCAAGGTGTATGTGTTGGTCTATGTCCTCACCTCTTACCTTAGCATTTAATGCAGCAAACCCAAGATGAGTTGCTATTCCAGCTCCCATCATAGATTGTAATGCTCTCCTTGCTTCTTGGCCTTGTATGTCACCTTTTACAACAGAACCTATTAATCCTAATGTAGCTCTTGTATATGAAGGAGAAAAGAATATTACAGACCTTTCTATGTTAGATTGTCTAGCGCTTATTCCTGCTCGTCTGCTTGAAAATGCTCCTGTCATTCCGTTTATGTATTCAGCTAGCTGAGTTAATTGCTGTTCCATTACATCATCTGCAACACCACTTCTTAGTATTTGTTGATAATGTGCATCCCATAATCCTTCTCTTATCATATCTCCGTATGCTTCAAAGCTGGCTTGAAACCCATCTAATATATCTGCACCTTTGTCTATTGCAGCTCTTGATTGTTTAAATCCAGGAACAGAGTCTTTAGCTTGCAGGTTATTAACTCTACCTTCTGAAAGCAATTTATTAAACACAGTCCTGTTGTTTGCTGCCCTAAAGTAATCGTTACCAGCATTACTCATCAAGACTCCATAGTTTGCCATCAAAGCAAAATTCTTTCTTTTTTTATTAATTAACTCAGCATGTAATCTTGGAGCATCACCATCTTTTACACCTCTCCATATCAACTGCCCCATTGTTTTAGTTCCATTAACCCAAGAACCTAAATACGCCTTTTTTAGTTTCATATCTGTTGTGCCAAGACCTCTTAAAAGAGTCGGTAATCCATGTAAAAATGCTGTACCTGCGTCAAAACCTGTTTGAACTAATCTAAAGTAGTCGTTTACAGTTGCTGTCTTTGAAGCTGCAATATCAAAAGGGTTTTCTTTATTTATGTTTAAAAACTTCTCAATATTGCCAGCTGTTTTGTCATCAAAAAACAGGTTTCTTTTAGCCAAAGCTTTTACTTCGTTTTGTATTTGACCTCTTTGGTCTGTTACCATTCTAAGCTGTACAGCTTCTTCTCCATACAAACCTGAGAGTTTCTTCTGGGTTTTGTTTAGCTTTATATCTTTGCCACCCATCTTTGCTATTTTGTTTTTGTAGTAAAGAACATCTTTATCAAAATCTCGTTCTAATTCGTCTAAATAATCTTTAATTATTCGTTGAACATCTCCCTGAACTTTATCATCAGGGTTCTTTAACATTTCTTTTATTTTGTTGTATTCTTTGTTCCAGTTTTTAGCGTCTGAAGGAATAAGGTTTGCTTGGTTTTCTCTCAAGGCCCTGTCTAAGTCATCAACTATGTCATTGCCAAGAGTCCCCCCAACACTAACAAAGTTTTGAATTTTTTGTATTTCATCAGCTTTTTTACGGAACTCTTTTACTTTGTCACCCCATTGTTGAAGTCTTGTTACATCAAATTTAGCTGCTTTTAATTGTTGATGAGAAATGTTTTCTAATCTTCTTACTACTTGTTCATCTGCAATTTCTTTATAAACAGAATTTAAAAATTCTTCTGCCATTTGAGCTGGGTCTTGGTTGTACACTAAACTTCTTTCATCTATACCATCTATTACGCTGTCAAAAAACCTATTTCTGCTAATTGTTGTTGGTTTAAGTGCACCATTAGAAAGCCTTGACCAGTCTTGCCTATCAATTAAATCTTGATACTCAGCTAAGTTTTCAACGATGTGATGGACATAATTTCCTGTAGTATTTACAAATAAGTTATTAGGAGGTATTCCTTTTCTTGATAATAAATGAGCCCCTTCATCAAACAAAGTGTAGTAATTTTTAAGATAGTTAACCATGTCAGGTGGCAAATTAAAATACTGTTCATACAACCTAATTGGTTTACCAAAAGGCCCGTTGTAATCTACTACGTATCCAGCCATATCTAAAAAGTCAGCAACGTTCATTGTAATGTTATCTGCATCTTTTGGAAGATCAGGGTATTTTTTTGCAAACAGATTTAAAACATCATTAGGTATAGCATTCATAGCTTTTAGGTTAGCCCATTTAAATTTATCTTTATCTATACCATCAGCTAAAAAGTTATCTCCAAAGTGATGAATTTGTTTTACACCATCATCGTTTGCCCAAGAAAACGCATCTGCTTTTTTACCAGGATTGTGCAATACACTGTCTATGTTTTCGTAAGCAGCATCCAAATCTCTTTTTATGTTTCTTGCTATAGCATTAAGAGCAGATCCGCTGTCTTCAGTTACATCAATAACACTATCAAGACCTTTGAGTCTTCTTTTTGATGGCGTAGTTATTATTAATTTATTGTTATCTATACCTCTCCTTAAAGCGTTTATCATGCTCATTGCTGATGTATAACTTTGAATTGGAGCTCTTGCTTTCCCACCAATAGATACTGCTCCAGGATTAACTCCTCTTTGTGGAGGAAAGATTTGATCTCTGATTTGATCTAGATTGGCAAACTGATCTATATCCACTTCCTCTATATTTTTAACTAATTTTCTTGCATCACCATAAGCATCAATAAGTTCTTGTGCTTGTTGAGGGCTAAAACCACCTTCTACCAAGCCTTCACGCTGAACCATAGTGTTTGCCCAATTCATAAAAGCTTGTTTATCAACAATGCTTTCTTCTCGTGGATTAAAACCTATTCTCATGCCCTGTTCTATTTCATCCATAGTGCCTAGGAAAAATTCTTCTGCTGCTTCTGCTGCTTTAGGATTTCTAAAATGTTGCCATTCGTGTTCTAATACAAAATTTTCGTAATCTTCATAAGTAGGAAAAAGTTCTTTACTTGGTCTTACTCTTTCCCATATTCTGTCACCTTCCTGTATAGGAGCATCAAATTGTCCAGGAGCAGGTTGTCTTTTAGCTCCTGTTGCAGGATCTATTGGTTGCTTTACAATTCCATCTGGCGCTCCTGCTGCTGTTTCTCTTAAACCTCTATTGTAATCTTCTCTTATTTTAGCTCTGTTTATTGTAATTTTATAAGGAACGTTGGCTTTTGCGCTTAAAGGAGCTGACCCTTCTACATATTTACCAGTATTCCTTTCTGCCGCAGTAATAATAATTTTTTCTGCTTTATCAGGCCTTACTGTTATTGGTGCTTGTTCTCGGTAACTTGCCATAGAGCCTTTTGGTTCTAAACGAGCTAACCTAGGGTTATCAACCACTGGTATACCTTTATATAATTTTTGCTTAGAAGGAGTTTTAGCAAAGTCTGCAAATCTAGCTCCATTGTCAGTTAACTTTGTAACATCATAGTTTTTAACAGCATCAAATAAATTTTGTTGCAAAAAAGGATCTTGATCATATCTGTCAAAAACATTTTCTATTAGCTCAGCATATACTTGATTGACGTTTGCTTTGTTTTTGTTAATTGAATCAATTGCTTCATTAAATTCTCTAGGCCTTCTGCCTACTGCTTTTCCTCTTGCTTTTTTTAATTCATTAAATAGTTCTTCAGACTTTCTTAATTGTTCTGCTGCTGTTTCTAGTCTTGACAAATCTTTTCTTACAAATTCTTTTAAAGTTTTTGGAAATTTTGGATCAGTTTTTTTCCCACCTACACTTCTAGCGTATGCTTGAGCACGTTTAATTTGTTCATTAGATGGCGCAAAATCAATTGCATAAGTATCTACATAGAAAGCATCACCATCATTGTATTTAACATAATGCCCTTTGCCTGGCTGTAAAGCAGTTTCTACAGTTGAATCTATTCTGCTAGTTGCTTCCCAAGCACTCATGTTATCTGCGCTAGCATTTAGTTTTGCAGTTAATGCTTCTATTCCTTCATCTGTAAGTCCTGATTGTTCTCCTATTTCTTGCGCAGTCTTTTTTATACTGCCTCTAGTGCTAGCACCTAATCTCCCCATTGCACGAAAACCACCATTTACTTCAGCTATAGACCATTCGCCAGTAAGTTCGTCTAAGAAAAAAGCAATTTCTCCTTCAAGGATTCTTTCATCTCCGTAACCAAAATAAGACTCCATAGCTTTGTTTCTTTTTGCAGTTACTTTTTCTTTTCTTATAGGAACTGTTAAAGCTGTGTATTTTTCTAAAACATCAAGACCATCTTTTTTAACAGTCCTTTCTACATCTCCTATTGCCATGCCATTTTTTTTAGCTATATCTTCAAAAGATTGGCCAGGTGCTCTAAGTTTTGCTATAGCTCTAGTAACCCAACCTGCTCCACCTATTGCATCTGCATGAAATGCTAATTCAGCCCTGCCTTCTAGTGTTGCACCGAGAGTATATGCAGGATTCCACAGCTTGTGTATGTTTTTAACACCCATTAAGAAATGTCTGCCAGGATTTAATTTACTTAATCTTTTTGCTTCATCGCTATTGGCATATCTTAAGAAATCACCAATTAGTCCTTCTCTATTGACACCTGCTCTTTCTATGGCACTGTCATAATTTGAAGGATCCATTACTTGAGTGTTAACTTTTGTGTCTAACCTAACATTGTCAAGGTCTATTAATCTTCCATTCTTAGCTCTAAGCCTTACATCACCACCTGTTCTAATTTGAGTTTGTTGATGTTTTGACAAAGTGTCCCAAGTACCCTTGGCTTTTAAAGACTTTATAAAATCTCTGGTATTTTCTTTAACTAGGTCTAAGTTTCTAAGTTGTGCGTCAAATCCTTGTCCTTTTTCTAAAAGCCTTTGACCTTCTTTTCTTATACCCTTAACACCAGGGAGAAGGCTAGTTACTGTAGACACTCCTTTTCCTATAGGTCTAAATATTGCTCCTACAGGTATTGCCATAGTTGCTAGACCAACAGGGTCAACCAGCATTTCTACTGCACCCTTAACACCTAGGTTAAAGCCAAAGCCATCTTCTCCTTTATCAGGGTCTGCTCCAAATCTTTTTGTTGCAAACTGTGATTGCCTCCATGCTTCACCTGCGCTCATACCTTTATTCATATTCCTTTTAACTTGCTGACTAAATGGAGATGCAACTACACCAGCTGTAAACTCAGTAGCTTTTTGCCAGCCTTCAAGACCTTTCATTATTCCTTGACCAATATAACTAAAAGGGTTTAGGTTAATTCCGTCATCATTAGGCAACTCTACTCCAGGTTGCATCTGTAAAGGTTCACTTACGTTACGTCCTTTATCGTGCAAACCAAACCCATGAGAAGCGCTTAACAAACCTCTGTATGTTTTGTTTTGAGAATCTTGCCTTGCTTGTATTTCTTGTCTTAAAGCTTGTGTTTCAGGGTTGTCAAAAAACTGGCCTGTACGCTTAGATTCCTCTAATAAAGCCTGAAGTCTTCTTATTTTTTCATCTTCTTTTTCTTTTTCTCGTGTTCTATTTTGAAAAGCTGTAGAGCTTTCCCATGGTGATCTATCTCCGAATGGTGTTCTTGGCATTAATCACCTCACGAAATCATTGCTGATAATTGTCCAAATGGTCCTGTTTCCTGAAACGCTTGTGGAGTTACATCTTGTGCCATTCTAATAAACGTTTGCGGATCAATTCCTAATGCAGACAATGCACCCTGCAAGTATTCAATCCTGCTTGGAGTCATTTCTGTTAATTGCCCCATAGTTGGAACAGTTTCAAACGGAAGTTCTCCGGAGATTATAGTTACAAAAGCACCAAGTGCTTGTGGGTTAGTAAGCAAAGCCATCAAAGAATTCATTTCTTGCGATCTGCTTTCAGCTGAAATCTCAGCTAATCTTTGCTCTGGAGTTAATCCACCAGCAGCTAATAAAGCTCGAAGGCTTGCATCTTCTTCTTGAGTTAAGCCTCCACGACCTATTTCTATTTGAGCAGCTTTAAATTCTTGTGGGGTTTCATATCCACCCTGAAACTGCATTTGTGCTAATTCTCTCTGAAATTCTAGTTGCTCTGGCTGTGCTGCTATTTCAGCTTCGTACTTTTCTTTTTCAAACTGTAGCTGTGCTTCTTGCAACTCTTCTTGAACTTCAGCATTTATTTCTGCAATTTGTATTGCTTCAGTATCTGTTAGTCTAGCTAATTCTTTAGCATAGTCATTCCTAATTCTTTCTATTTCTTTAAGGTCGTTAAATTCTGCCAATCTCAAAGCTGCTGCATCATCACTATAAACTAATTTAGCTATTGTTTCCTGAGAAAGTCTATTTTGTGTTGCTACTTCTATTTGAGCATCTCTCTGTGCTTGTGCCACTTCAACTTGAGTTCTGTTAGAACCTTCAGCTATTAATTGAGCTGATAAATTATTTTTAGTAGCAACATTATTAGCACTTTGCATTTGTATTTGAGCAACATCTGTTTGTGCATCAGCTTGTATTCTAGCTATATCTTCTTTGCTTAAGTTTGTTGCCTGAGCTATTCTTGTTTGAATGTCACCTTTTATTCTTTCTACTTCTCTTTGGTTTAATCCAGTAATCTCAGCTACTTCTTTAGCGCTTCTAGTGTTTATCAAAGCTACTTGCTGTTGAGATAGCCCATTAATTTGAGCAACATCTCTAGATGCGTTAGCACTAACTTCTGCTATACGTTCATTAGACTGATTGCTTGCTTGCGCAATCATCTCAGCACTTCTGATGTTAGCATTGTTAATTCTTTCGTTAGATTGCATTTGCATTTGGTCACTAGCAAATCCTAGTTGAGCTCTGTACTCATCACTTCGAGCTTGCATTCCAGCTATATCTAAAGCGTTGTTTACTGCTGCTGTATCAAGGTCTAATCTTGCTTGCTCCAAAGTTTCTTGCCTTCGTTGTGTTGCTTGTTCAAACGGCATACTTCTAGCTTGAGCATCACCAAACTGTCTTACTAATTGTGCAGCAGGCGAGTTGCCTGTAGTGTCACTCATACCTAATCTAATTATGCTGTCTGGTAAACTTGCTGTTCCTCCACCTTGAACTTCTCTTATTGCTTGCATTGCAGCATTAAAGTCTTCTGGGGTTACTTGAGCACCCATAGTTAATTGATCTGTATCTTCTTGCTGAGGTTGTTGTATAGCTTCTAACTGTTGCCTTCTTTCTAATTCAGCAGCAGGAGATTGATCTACAAATTCTGAATCATTTAAAATATTACTTCCTTGCAATCTACTAATTACGTTTTGTAAAACTGCTGGGTCACTACTGTTAAACATTTCATCTGTAATGCCTAGTTGCCTTATCATTTCTTCTCTCTTACGTCTTTTTTGTGTAGGAGTTTCTTCTGCGTATGGAGTTAAAAGAGTATAAACATCTTGAATACCAAAAGGAAGCCCTCCTCCGCCTAATTCATTTAAACCAGTCAATGATGATAAATAATCTTTTAATTGTGTTCCTAATTGAAGCTCTTGTGTTGACAATTGTTGCAAACTTCTTACAGTGCCAGTTTGTGCAGTACCTTGCATGCCAGTTAAAGGCATGCCCTGTAATATGTTTGGATCTGCTGGAGCAAAACTACTAGGATCCATTTGTCCTTGATACCCATCTGGTCCTCTTACAACCCTGTAAGGATCAAGTCCTTGCGGAAAGCTAGGCATAGCTTGTGCATTATAAGTTGTAGGTAACTGTGTTGATTCCATTCGGTTAAAGTCAGTAGTTGGTGCAGGTGCAAAATTCCGCATATCTGAAAAAATCATTCCAGGGCTAGAATACTGACTCATTTGTTGAGTAAAAGGAGTTATGGCTGCTCTAGCTCTATTAACATCAATGTTTTGTGTGTTAGGTAAAGTAGCAACTGCATACGGGTTTGCCATACCATAGTATCTTCCAGTATCTTGAGAAAAATATGGAGTATTTGGACTTGAAGTATTTGTCCTCATCATTTCTTGGAAACTAGGATCAATCCCTACAACTTCAGTTCTTATTCTTCCAGGAGTAGTAGGAAAGTTTTTATTATATTCTTCCAAAGCTTTTTGTTCATCTTCTCCGTAAGAAGTTGTGTACTGAATCCTGCTACCTATAGCTCTTGTAGGGTCATCAGCATCAAACTGCTGATCTTCAATTAATATTTGATATGGTTTTAGTTCTGCCATTAGAATCTCCTAAAAGGTGTGTCATCCCTACCTGCATAGTAAGGCCTATTTGGTTCCCTTCTTACTCTAGTTGTTTTGTTTCTATTAGGATCAGGAACATTTAATCCGCCCATGCTGTCATTTATATTTTTAAAAGCATTCTCAATCATTTCAAAGTATTTAACAAAGCCTGCTTCTATTGGTTTCAAACCTTTTATTGATTTTTTTGTTTCATCTACGTATGCCATTATGCTCCTATATTACCAAGTCCTGGTGGGACTGGGCCTCCTGTAGTTGGTTGCGGACCTCTTCTTGGGCTAGCAAGTTGCTGTCCAATTTGATTTTGTTCTTCTATGCTACCAGGTATTATCGGTCTAACTGGACCAGTTCCTACACCTGATTGATTGCCCATTGCAAAGTTTCCTGCATTAGGTAACTGCATAGATCCTTGTGTATTCATTATATTCTGTGCCATTTGTGTTGGATTAAATCCTCCAGTTGCACCTTGTTGTGCAGCCTGAACTGCTTGCTGTAGAATCGGTAAACTTTGTGCAGCCAACATGCTAAACGCTTCTTGTATCTGCGGAAGGTTAAAGAAATCTTCAGCTATTCTATTACCCACAACTTCTAGTGGGTTAGATACACCAGCTTTACGAAGAGCTGTAGTCCAGTCCACAAACCCTGTTCTCCATGTATCTCTCCACAATGACAGTTTCCGTTCTTGTTCTTCAGGACTTGTAGATGTTAAACGAACTGTGGAAACATAATGGCCTTTAATATCGTTTGGTTTGATCTTGGCGTCTATTGCACCAGCCTCTGTGTTTCCAAATACGGTAACTGTGTCGCCAATAACATTCTCCACAATTCTAAGCACAATCTCGTTTGCTTCTTGCAAACCACGTTCAGTTGCATCAACTACAGCACCAAAGTTTAAACTAGCGATACCTGCTAAAACAGCAGTGTGATATCCAGATGCTGCACCTGTAGGCCTTTCACCTCTGGCTACAGCAGGAACTGTATTTGCTTCAATTGCTCTTTCAAGTGTACCCATCGCAGCAAGAATACTCTGTGGAGCTTCACTTACTGCTTGTGGTTCTACATCAACGTTAGGTGGTACGTAGTTACGTGCACCTGGTTCCTGTGAAAATTCCTGCATCACTTCTTCTGTCATACCACGTGGGCCTTTAAAGTTTAGAGATGACCATGCGTTCCTAGATACAATGTCTAAGTATTGTGAAGCTAATCTTGATTCTGCTCTAATCATTCCGAAGTTACCTGAACCAATACCTCTGTACATGTGTTCAGGTTTATGACCAATAGTTTTAATTCCTGTTTGCGGATGGAATACAATCCATGGGATTCTTCCGTATGCGTGCCTTCTGGGCTCCATAGCCCATCTGCCACCTGCCATATAACCTACGTGTGTAGATGTCCAAACTTCTTGGAAATCACATTTACCATCTTTCATTTCACCTTCAAAATCTGGGAAATGTGCCATTACCCATTCAGAATCTATTTCGGTGTTACGTATAATCCATCGTGGATGCGTGCTTGCTAAATCCCAAACACATTCCTGTGGATTTACAACTTCAGATATAATTGGAAACTTAAACTTTCGGGCTTCAGTAATCTCTTTTACAAGTCTTTCGTATTCTGCCATATCGCCACCATCTTCTGGTGGTTCTGGCATTTCGCCCCATTGGTGTCCTGCAAATTCAAACTTAACAAGAGATACACCATATAATCCTTGGTGTTTAACGATTTCACGTTTGACAGGAGTGTTTTGTTCTAACATATGATGTGCGCCATTCAAAAACTTTTCAATAAGCTCTGCTCTTGCAGTAGCTCTTGGGCCTGGTGGCGGAACATCAATGTCCATAAATCTTGGGGAAGCGTGAGCAACGAGAGTATCAATGATGGAGTGAAAGGTACCTAAGTTTACTTTTGTACCTCCCAAGGGAACCGAGAAGTCAAACTCCCCCAAATAAAATTCATCTGCTTCTGCGCAGTTATCGTAAAATTTTGCAAAAAAATCAGCAGCTCCACCTCTTGAAAGCTGAGTTTTTACCCATGCTTCACTTAATGTAGGTTCATTTAAAGGTGGGGCAGATAACAAATCAACAGTTTCTTCATATGCCGATTCCATTTCGCCTGTATTTGCTCTATAGCTATTTACCATTAATCTAATGCGTCCATTAATATGGATTCTTGTTGCGTGCTAATCTCTACCACTTCTCGTAGTTCTTTTAGCTGTTTTGCCTTTCTTTGCCTTTTCATGCGGGCAATACGTCCTTCTGTATAAGATACACCATTATTGGTCAATGGTGCAACAGTTTTTATTGTAAATACTGGCTCGTAGTCTTCTTCCATGGCTTCTGGAGGGTCGCATGCCATCAATGCAAGTACCTCGGCGTCCACCCAATCATCATGTGGACTATTAGGATGCCTAAAGCTGTAAGTCAAACCTTGTTGCTTTATCTCTATTGCATCTAATTCATTTTGCAGTTTTGTCCACTCAGGAGGAAAAGTAGTCGTTCCGTTTTGCAAAGCCACTGCATAATTGAGAAACAGTTGGTATTTAGTTTGGGGAGTAAACTTTTTACCTACAACTGGGACGCCTTGGTTTAAAAGTTCATCAAACAAAACGTCACCACCCATACCTGTAGAGTCCATCATTACTGCTTCAACATTCCACATTGCAAGTTCAGATATAAGAGTTTCTTTCTGCAACACCCAATCAGTTTTTAACATTTCAACGTAATGCACAGACTCACGTGTAATTCTGTTTTTAATAATTAAAACAGTGGGGTCAACCTGTTTACCAAGGTCAAGCCCAGCTACATAATGATGCCCTTCAATTGGTTTTGACAACTCCTTGCCAACTGCTGCATCTTCAATCTTTTTAAAGAATCCACCACCTACATCTGGTTGTTTTGCCATTACCATACGTTCCCATATCCACTCTGCTGTAGTTTCTTTTTGTTTGCGTATGTTTTCTTTTTGCTGTTCTGTTAAATACATATTGTCAAAGCTAGTTGCCCTGACTGCATAATTCTGTAGTGATGGGTTATTTTCTGCATATTTAAACTGTCTAGAAAACCAATGTGATCTTGAGATAGGGGGTATACCTTCTGCAAAGATTCTACCCATACGACCTGGTGATTCAGTTACCCATTCTACCTTGTCCCAAGCTATTTGCTTGACGTCTTGAGATTCTGCTATGTGTAGAAAATCAAGACCCACAGTCTGTAATGTTTCAGGGTTGTCTGCGGATCGCAACTCCCAAAGCACACTCTTGCGGACAGTATCGGGTGCAAACACCCCGTTGGGCGTCCTTACTTCCAATTCTACATAATATTCATCTTCGTGCCAACAAGATCCACGACCACCTGCACGTGAATAATCTTTCCACATATACCTGGGTATGTATGCTTTCATCTCATTCCACACCTGACGCATTTGGGCTTTGGTCGGCGCAACAGTCCATATGTGTATGTCAGGTACAAGTGTATCTGTTACATCGTTGCCGTTAACTATAAATTTAGTTTTGCTTGCTTCTAGGATAGTGGAGATAGCTTCCTGGATGGCTGCTCTACCTTTACCTGCTCTACGTCCTGCCCACACCCACTTACGTTTTGCCTGATTACGGTGCATCTCCTCCTGCCAAGGAGAAGGGGTGTACTTAGGCGTTTTCCTCAGTAACTCCTGCTTCGGCCTCAGACTTGTCTTCGTTCTCTTTCTTGGCATTTTCCTCTGGATTTATATCTCTAACGAATGGTTTTAAACCTTCTTCAACATCTTCCACCACAGATTCAGAATCTATTTTTTGTTCGTATTTGTCAAGTGCATGCTGTTTTTGACGCCTATATCTTTCGGTATCATACTCAATATTTGCAAACCATCCAGCAGAATCGACAATCTTGTGGTTTATTGGTGCTTGTCCGGCATTTGTTTCTAAGTTAATTATAGCAGACACACTCATCTCGTTGGCGTATTGCTCTACCAGGTTAGGGTGTTTTAGGTATTCTCCTGTAGTTGCACACTTCGGGTAGTGTCCGTTTTTGCGGATGAACTCTACAACCTTCGCAAAGCTAGGCCTCTTGTTAACCTTGATTATCAAGTCAGCAGGATCCATGTTTACTTCTTCTGCAATTGACTCTAGATCACCATGTGTCGGCAGCAAGATAAGTATTTTCCTAAACAACCTAGGGTATGACTCCCAATGTGGCAGTGCATCAATCACACGCTTTCTCAAACCATCAGGTGTCAGGCCAGACAATCGTTTTGATGTCTTACCCTGTGGGATTAATCTCTTTGGTCTTTGTCTATACGGGTTATTATTATCAGCCATGTAGGGCATAATAACTCACAAACTCTTAAATCGTCAAGAGAGAAGAAACCCTTTCTTTTGGATATACGTAGTATATCTTTTCTTTAGGAAGTAGAGAGTAAGAGCTTAGAACTATAGAACTATAGTACTATCACACTACGCACGCACACACGTACCCCCCTATAGTCCCCCCATTCCAGGATAGAGAAAAAGTACTCAGCGCTGTGAAAAGCACCATAGGTTCTACAAGGGGCGGTCATCGGCGTACGGCGCTAGTTCTAGTAATGAACAGGGCGGGTAGCATACACTCTATCACGCTTAGTGCTAGCCACAATCCTAGAGCATTGCGTCTGGCACTGCTGTTCCCACAGACGGCTTAAGAACCACATGGCTAGGTTCTTAAGGATCTCCTAGC